GAATACGCACTTGCAGAAAACATCCCATTTGGGATTTGGGCAGGAACGACACCAAAGGAGCGTGGAGTTTATGTTCAAAGAAGGCGCAAAAAGTTCGGCATCAATAAAGCCGAGACGATTCGCAGACTTCATCTGCAAGGAAGAACACCAAAAGAAATCTCAATTGCTTTGAATGTTGACCTTTCGTACACAACGCAAGTTCTTCGCAAAGCAGGGGTGAAATCAAAAGGAGAACTCCAATCACAACTCAAAACAAAAGACTTATCAGGGGGATTGCAATAATGATCAGCGTAAGTGGTTTGACATCAATGGTTGTCAATGCCGCATTAGCTCCACAAATTGCAGTTCCTGCATCCATTGTTTATTCAGAGCGACCACCGCTTTCCCAGGTAAATCCGAAGGAAGTGGCTCGTGATTTGCTTACAACTAAGCAATACAAATGTTTTTCCGCGTTGATTGGCAAAGAATCAGCCTGGAAAGATGCACAAAATCCAACGAGTTCAGCTCAAGGCATCGGCCAACTGCTTGACTCTACCTATCGCAATCTTGGAATGGAACATTCTGAGTCTAAGGTGTCACAACTCGTGGCAACTCTCGCCTATATTCACAGGCGCCATGTGTCTCCATGCTCGGCATGGTCACACTTTCAAAAATTCAATTGGTACTAAAGAAGATTCGGGGGAATTACAAGTGACCATTGAAATTGAACACAAGCGTGTCATCTTAGATGATGACATCGCTTCTTGGCTCAAACAATACAAAGATGCGTTGAGTCGCATAAAGGAATGGCAAGAAGTTGCCGACATCGCACGCTCGCACCTTGAAAGTGCATTGGGCGATGCTGAAGTTGGTATGTACCAGGGCAACGAGGTTGTCCGATGGTCATTTGTTGAATCAAGGAGACTTGATGTCAAGAAGGCACGAGAAATCCTGCCTGATCAGGTGATTCAGCTTTTGGAGATATCAACAACTTCACGCCGATTCACAGTTGTCGAGAATGGTGAGCAATGAGCATCATCACGCCCATCTCACCACTTCTTGATGAACCACCTTTCACACCATATGAAGATGACGAAGAGGATGATGAATAAATGACATTCGTTGCTCCACATAAGCCTTCAAAGGTGTTGGCAAATGAACTTGCCGAAATCATTACAAAGGCAGGTCAATGGTCGCCACGCTCAAAGCAAATTGCCATCGGCCCATCTGAAATCGGGCATGAATGCTCACGCCGTCTTGCTTACAAACTTCTTGATTGGGAAAAGATCAATGAGGGTGGAAGCAGCAGTTGGAGCGCCCAGGTGGGAACGGCAATTCACGCTTACTTGGCAGAGGTCTTTGGCAAGATTGAAGGATATGAAGTTGAGCAACGAGTCACCATTCGTTCAGGTCTATCAGGTTCGATTGACTTATTTGATGTCAATCGTGGAATCGTGATGGATTGGAAAACCACCTCATCCAAGCAAATTGAAACGCGCAGAAAAGAAGGCGCGACCAAGCAACAATTGATTCAGACTCAGCTTTATGGTTACGGAAAAGCACAGCAAGGTGCAATCGTCAACCATGTCGCACTTGTATATTTACCGACATCAGGTTCTCTTGATGAGATGCACCTTGAAATGTACGAGTACGATGAGCAGGTTGCATTGGATGCACTTGCTCGAATTGACAGTTTATACACGCTTCTTTCAACAGTTGATGTTGAGAGCAATCCGCAAATGTGGGATTTAATACCTGCCGAACCAACACGGCTTTGCAGTTATTGCCCTTATTTTTTACCGTATAGCAAAGATTTATCTCGCGCCTGTCATGGAGATACCCAATGATGTGCGAATACAACTCTTGCAAGTGCGGTCTGATACCGACAAAGGCACTCTCAGATGGTGTCAAAGAATGGGTTGAAAACAATCCACCGACAGAGTTAGAAAACAACAACAAAGAAGAGGGGGAACAGTAATGTTCACAGCACCAACGCAAGGCGGCGGTGATTCAGTCAAGGTCGCAGACTTGGCAGGAAAGCTGCTTATCATCACACCTGTTGAACACAAAAGAGAGATTCAAACAGTTCACGGTGTCACCGATGCAGTCGAAGTCAATCTTGTTGACCTTGATGGCGATGAGACACACAATGGCATCTTGTTCTTCAACATCGCATTGAAGAATGCACTCAAGGACAAAATCGGTCAGAAGGTTCTTGCTCGTATCGGACAGGGAACTGCAAAACCAGGTAAATCAGCACCGTGGGTTCTCATTGATGCAACAGGCAATCCTGATGATCTAGCAAAGGCAAATGCCTTCATCGGCGGTGGCAAGGCGCAAGCATCCGCCCCTGCCGCACCGCAAGCACCGATTGACACCAACAACTTGCCACCTGAAGTTCAGGCATTGTTGAATCAGTTAGGCGCAAAGCAGGTATAACTTTCCTGTGGCTTTAATCCTTTCCTTTCGCCACGGGGAACGAGGTATGGGATTTGCGTTTTTGGGGAATTGCGCAGGTGGGTTCGACTCCCACCACCTCACAAGATAAAAACTTTTGAACGGGGGAAGCAATGCCATTTTATGAATTCAAATGCGACTGTGGACACATTGCAGAAGTGTTTTTTGAGATGAATGATGAGAAAAGAATCATTTGTGAAGGTTGCAAGAAGAAGCTGATGCAACGCAAATATTCATTGGGTGGCACCATCTTCAAAGGTGATGGATGGGGTGGCAAGTGAATGAGCTACTACCAATCGCCCTGCGGTTCCTGAAAGAAGGAATCTCTGTCGTTCCTGTCGCCAATGACGGCTCCAAGCGACCTGCCTTTGCCTGGCAACGCTTTCAAGAGGAATTGCCTAATACTGATGAATTGCTCATGTGGTTCAAGAATGGTGTTGATGGCATCGGCGTTGTCACCGGCAAGGTCTCCGGCAATCTTGAGATGCTCGAACTTGAAGGTCGCGCCGTAGCTCAAAAGATACATCTTGAGATTGCAGAGATTGCCAACAACTCAGGGTTGAAAGAGTTATGGGAGCAGTTGAACTCAGGATATGTGGAGATGACACCTTCAGGTGGGCTTCATTGGCTTTACAAGATTTCAGATGGCGAAGTTCCTGGCAATACAAAGTTGGCTCGCAAACCAGGTGAAGGTGGCAACGATGTTCTTGCCGAAACTCGTGGTCAAGGTGGGTTCACCATCACCGCACCTTCAGGTGGCACCACCCATCCTTCAGGTGGTAATTGGACTTTGATTGGTGGGAGCATTGAAACGATTCCAACAATTACGATGCAGCAAAGAAACGCCCTGCACAACCTCTTTGCGATGTTTGATCAGATGCCTAAAGTGGAATCCATTCAGGCAGATGTGGTCAAGCGCGATGACTCGTCATTGTCGGCAGGTGATGACTACAACGCCAAAGTCACTTGGGAATCTATCCTTGAACCTCTTGGGTGGACTAAGGTGTATTCAAAGGCAGATGCCACCGCATGGCGCAGACCAGGCAAGAATGAAGGCGTATCTGCCACCACAAACTTCAACGGCAATGACAAACTCTTTGTATTTTCAACAAGCACCATCTTCAACGCTGAATCCTCATACTCAAAGTTTGCCGCTTACGCACAGATTGAACACAATGGAGATTTCAAACAGGCTGCCAAAGCCTTGCGTGAGAAGGGATATGGTGCTTCTCAAGAGCTGAAAACCGATTGGGCAGGATTAGATGTTCACGCCCCATCATTGGTGCAGTTACATGATGAGAATGAGGAAGTTGCCACAAGTTCTTGGATTCCACGCGAGATTTGGAATGAGAACTTTGAGGAAGAACCGCCACCCTCAATGCTTCGCCGTGAGGATGGCAACTGCATCCTGTATGCAGGAAAGGTCAACGCGCTCTTTGGTGAGTCTGAGTCAGGCAAGACTTGGGTGGCACTTGAAGCGGTGCGGCAGGAGTTAGCAAAGGGCAACTGTGTTTTCTACATTGACTTTGAAGATTCTGCACGAGGCATTCTCAATCGCCTGAAAACCCTCAAGTGCGACATGGAGAAGCTGAAGTCATTCAAGTATGCCAATCCTGATGAACCTCTCGGTGATGGCATCGGTGAGATTATGAAAACTGAGATTGGTAAGTTTATGCCAACGCTGATTGTTGTCGATGGTGTCAACGCTGCGATGAATTTGCTTGGGCTTGACTTGGAAAAGAACAAGGATGCAACCACCTTCACACAGAAGGTTTTGAAGCCGCTGAAGATATTTGGATCAGGCATTCTGACCATTGACCATGTGACTAAATCTAAGGACAACCGGGGCAACTATGCCATCGGCGCTCAAGCAAAGCGTGCCGATATTGATGGGGTGGCAATTGCCTGTGATGTGTCAATGCCATTTGGCAGAGGCATTGACGGTGCGTTGGATTTGAAGGTCACTAAAGATCGCCCTGGCTATGTCAGAGCCTTATGCCCTGATGCAAAGACACTCGGCGTTGCCAATATCCGAAACGGCAAGGATGGGTCAATCTCAGTCTCAATCTCAGGTGGCACCGTTGCCATCGCTTCTGCCGACTCTCGACTTGAGTTGGTCTCACAGTTTATGGAAGCACATGGCTATGAGATGGGCTTGAATGAGATCAGAGAAAAGATTCGCAAAGAGGGTCATAAGATTGGCAACACCGAGATTTCAACAGCTCTGACATCGCTTGTGATGAGTGGCAATTTGTTGATGAAAGAGGAAGGACAGAAGAAATTGTTCAAGCACAAGAAAACTTTTGTGGTCAATGATGTCCGAACTCTTGAGACTTTGCCTGTGGATAACTCTTGAGAATGCAACCGCGCCGAACCGCGCCGAACTGTTCCGCTATTTTCTCGGCATACTGCCGACAACCGCGCCGACACGCCCCCTCTTTAGAGGGGCGTGGGGCGCGGTTCGGTGGCACGCTCACGGATTGGTTATCTTAATGAATTCCAACTTCAATCCAATAAACTGCCGAGCCTGTGGAAAACTTATTTGGCACGGTTTATCGTCGGCAGGATTTGAGACAAAACTTGATACGGCTCGACTCAACATTGCCGAAGAGATCGTGAAGATTTTGCAGGGTGCAAGAACCTATGAATGCCACAAGACTGTCGTTTCATTTGAGGCAGTCAGGAGAACTTCAAGTCGGATTGCAATGGGAACCAATCCCAACGCCATCACCCTTGCCACCCATCTATGTTCGACCATGCACCTGTTTGAAACACCTGACATGGCACCTGACTATTGGGGCAAGCCAAAGAGAATCGAAGAGACCGAAGGAGTTCCTTTCTGATGAACTGCACCATCTGCCAACGAGCAACCAAAAAACAGGGCGCTTGCCTTGTATGTGAACTGAAAGTCAAGGCGTGCCTGATTGAACTTCCTGCCCTGCAACATGAATCAAGTGAGCATCTTGCCCCTGCAAGGACAGGATCAGGCGCGGTGAGTGCAGAGCGTTCAATCGGCATCAATGTCAATGCATTGGACTTCTCAATGGCAACTGACCTGCTCAACATCTTGCATGGATGGGAAGTGCCAATTCGGATTGGGCGTGGGCTGACACCACCTGCCTACCTGGACAAAGAGCCAACGATTGAAGCAGAAGTAGGTGCCACCTGTGCGTTCCATCTAGCGCATTTGGAATACAGTTTGTTTCAGCCGTGGGCAGTAGAATTCGTCTCAGATGTCTATGGTCTCCATGCCAAAGGCAGAGCAGCAGCAAAGAAGTTCTCTGAACAAGCCCGGCGCATTCCCTGTCCGACAGATGATTGCAAAAGATTTGTTGTCATAGATGTTGAGAACTTATCTGATGATGTCTCTTGTTTTGGATGTAAGCAATCGTGGACAGTAGCTCGATTGGTGAAGTTGGCGATGAGCAATCCGAACCGAAAGTTCTTTCTTGATGTTGAGGCAATCAGTTTATGGCTCAAGATAAGTCAGAGAGAGATTTATCGGATTGTCAAACGCCATGACATTGAAAAGCGTGGAAGCCTTTACAACTTCGGAGACATTTTGAAAGTGGTGCAGATATGAATGATTTGACAAAGTTGGCAATCAATTATGCTACGCTTTCGCTATCAGGTTTTGCTATCCCTGCAACAGCATATGGATTCACACAATGCTGAAGATAATCATAAACATCGGTGATGTTGCAACTGAGTTGATGACAGATCAGGCACTCTCATTTGATGCCATTGAATCTTTACTTAATCGTGCAGTTCAATCAACTGTTTCCTCATACCTTTCATTACCGGCTGAGGATCGTCTTGCTGCACTTGGATTGGATACTTCTGACGATGACGATGAGGAAGAGGACTGACACAACTTCAAAGTGTCGCCGATGCAAAATAGATTTACCTCTTGATTCATTTCATAAAGATAAGCGAACACCTAATGGTCACTATGACATATGCAAGAACTGTCGCAATAAACATCGCATGATTACAAACATCACAGATGAACAATATGATTCATTGCTTAAAGCACAAAACAACTCTTGTGCAATCTGTGGCATACATACATCAGAGGCAGAGCGCGGTTTAGTTGTTGACCACAATCATGAGACTCACAAGATTCGTGGACTCTTATGCACACGATGCAATGTGGGGCTTGGGTACTATGGGGATGACACAACAAAGCTATCAATGGCAATTGAGTATTTGATAAAGACCGATGGTATTGCCTAGACCTTGCAATGGTTGCGGTGTTGTTGTTCGCGCTTCTCGATGTGATGCGTGCAAACGATTATTAGAACGCAAGAGACCAAAGCGTGCAGATCGAGGATATGACAGTAAGTGGCATAAACTCTCACGGACTATGCGAGCGCAACAACCATTCTGCAGCCGATGTTATTCAACCAAAGACTTGACTCTTGATCATATAAAACCTTTGGCGCAAGGCGGTTTATCTATTCCAAGCAACTTACAAGTTCTTTGTAGAAAATGTAATAGCCAAAAAGGTTCAAAATAGCCAAGACCCCCGGTGGCATCAATGGGTACACGGTAAATTTGCAAATTGAGCGTGATAACGTAACCCCGCGTATTCCGCTTTGCACAGAGTCGCAATTTAGCATAGGGGGCGTTTAATTTATATGAAGGCAAAAAAAATATGACAGGGCCAGCACCGAAACCAACTGAACTCAAGCGTGCATTGGGAAACCCAGGCAAGCGCAAACTGCCTGATGTGAGCAATGTTATTGCGCTTCCGCGTGTTGATGACAAGCCACCTGCGCAGCTTTCAAAGGGCGCAAAGAAACTTTGGGCAGACATTCGTGCGATGGCACCGTGGATTGCAAACTCAGATGGCATCGCCTTGATTGAGTTATGCGAAAAGTTTGATCGTAAAAGTCAACTTGTTGAAAAGTTGAAAGAATCAGATTATGTCCTTTTCACGGACAAAGGCTATGCCTACGCAAACCCACTTGTTGGAATGATCAGCACAACAGAGAATGAGATTTTGAAACTTCTGTCAGTTCTAGGTTTGACACCTTCTGATCGAAGCAAGTTGGGGGTTGCAGAAGTTAAGGTTCGAAGCAAGTTAGACGAACTACTTTCGCAAAAGCGCAATGTCTGACAAGTCTTGGCCGCCACGATGGTTGACTGAAGTTCCACTTGATGAACAAGTTCGCGGAGACGGTGACTTGTACGCTGACTTTGCTGAAACAGTTTGTCGAGTGACAAAGGATTCGGTCGCATCGCCAGCCGGCAAGTTGCTATCGCTTCGCCCCTGGCAACGCGAGTTGCTTCGTCACTCACTTGCTCGCCGTGAAGATGGAAGATTTCGTCATCGCACCGCCCTTGTCGGAATGGCACGCAAGAATGGCAAGTCTGCATTGG